TTGCCTTGCAAAATTTGGCTCATCGCGTCCATCGACTCCTGACGCTTGGTCAGGTAGCTTGGGCCGGTGGTGACCTTGACGTCGTACTTGCCAACGCCAGGGTTGTAGATCTTCGCAACCACCACGCCTTGCTCGTTTACCAGCTTTCGCACGGGTTCCGGCTGGTTTGGGTCAAGCCGCACCATTTTCGACTCGCCATCTACCCCGATCACACGCGCGATACGCTGCGTGTCATAGATTTTGGGGATCAGATCGACCAGTTGCCGCCCGACGTGCCGGATTGCCCGTGCCAAGTTGTCGACGTAGTGGTACGTACCGACGTCGCCCTCGCGCTGACGAGCCAAAATAGCCCTGCCAGACCGCTCATTTGACGTCATTCCGAGGCTTGCGTTGTACTGCCCCGTGGCGGCTTTGATGTCCTCAGAAGCTCCCATTTTGGCCTGAATCAAGCCAGTTTGGGCCATCGGAGGCTGCGCCCGCTGCGGCAACGGCAGGATATTGCCCGCTCCGTCGGTCACATCAGGGTTGACTTCCAAGTAGGGGTAGTTCTGCGTGTTGGCAGTCTTCCACTTCTCTTCGTAACCCTCAAACTGACCGCCGTAGCCAATAAACGGTGCTTTAGGCGCAAGCGCCAGCATCTCCGCTTCTTGGCTCACCCAGTAGTTATACATCCGTTGGGCGTCTTTGGCGTTCCTGACCAACCCTGAGATCTCAAGCTGGCCTTCAATCGACCATTCGTTACCGATCACGCGGATGACGGGGATGTACGCGCCCGCCCACTCGCGTTCTTCAATGATTTCGTAGCCGTTGGTCTTGCACCATTTGATGCTTTTACGTTGCAATTTGCGCTGACGGGTCGGTTTTAGGCCCATCTGACGCATCATCTGGTCTTGCGGCGTGCCTTGATAGGTCGTCGTGCCGTCAGGGTACAAATTGAGCGTTTCTGCCTTGTAATCGCAGTAAAAATACTCTGCAATTCGCACCGTCGTCTCAGACAGCCACTGCGACAGCGCCTGGTCGCCCACGCCTTGCACCATGATCGAGCTGACCGGCATGGCGTTGGGGTACAACCGCTCGTAATCGGCTTTCAGAATGTCTTCGGTAATAAAGCACCACTCGGCATCCGCACCGCACGGGTCTTGGATCGTCGGATCCATATAGACCGAAAAGCTGTTACGAATCCGACCGATCTTGATGTCCTGATCAAAGCTCGTCTCGTCGCAATATTCGGTCAGAATCCGAATGTAGCCTTCGCCGTACGTCACCTGGTTGTCGCAGGCGGTGTCGTACGCCACATCGGCGTCTGAGATGTACTCGATATGACGGATCATGCCGTCAAAAATCTCCGCGACCTCGACATCCGCGTCGTCGTCAACCGGGATGACGTTGGGCGACGGCCTGTTCTGCCGCTGCTCGTTGGTCACCTGCCGTACATGCTGCGGCAGCTTGTTGATCGTCAGGCACGGCCGCGCGTTGATGGTCTGGCCTTGCACCGACCCTCGTACTGACAGCACATCCGCCGGCCACTGATAGTGGTTGTCAGACGAGCCTGCCATAAACCGCAGGTCGTCCAACTGGTCTTCTCGCGTGTCGCTGTATGCCGCAATCGCCATCTTGAAGCGACTGCGCATCTGCGACAGCTTATGCGCAGTGTCTTTGTCCGGCGCGCCGCCTACATCCGAGACTTCTGCCGCGCCAATGATGCCTGTCGGGTCGTAGGCCATTATTTCTTCTTGGCGGCTTGCCGTTTGGTGGAGTACGCAATGGCCACAGCCTGTTTTACAGGCTTTCCGGCCTTGACTTTAGCCGCTACGTTCTTGCGGAAGGCGGCTTTGCTGGGCGACTTGACGAGTGGCATGGCTATTTCTTCTTGGCCGTCTTGGCGCTTTCTTTGAACGCTTTGGCGGTGGGTGCGCCCGGAGCGCCGGGTTTGCGCATCTTTTCGCCCGATCCGGCTTTGATGCGGGCCTGTTTGGCATGAATTGCTGCGTACAAACCGGGGTCGCCAGGCTTTTTCATCTTAGCACTTCCATCGTTTAAGTGACGCCTTGGCCCGCTCAGCGTCGCCTTTAGCGTTTTTGACAACCCCCGACATACGCGCACAAAAGGACGCTTTGCGCCCTTTGTCTGCTTCTGTCTTGGGGTTAGGTGCGGGAGCCTTTAAGTTGCTGCCGGTTGCGCGGTTGTACTTCTCCCGCCCCTTGGCGGTCAGGCCCGCGCCCTTGGACACGGGCAGTTTTTCACCGCGTCCGACTGCCAAACTGACTGACTTCTTGGTAGCCATCAGGCACCCATCCAGCTCGTCGCGCCCGAAGAGCGATCAGAAACGGTTAGGCGGGCGGTAGCGACACGGGGTTCACGGCTGGCAACCGGATAGGCGAACGTCACGGCAATTGCGTCTGCCGCGTCGGGAGAGGCTAGACCCCTTGCTTTCATGTCCTTCTTGCTCTCCAAGAAGATCGTACCGCTCGAGTCAGGCTTGGTCTTTGGTCCGGTCAGGTCCGCTTTGAGCTGCCTGTCAGGCGTGATACTAGCCGTCTTTAACCAACTCTTCAACGCGCCCCACATCTCAGCGCGTTTGTTGCCCCACATGATCTGGTTTTTGGCCTTCCAGCCAAAGTTTACCCCACGCACCTTATACCGCTGTTCGACCAGCCGGTCAAGTATGCCGTAGCCCAGCCCACCCTCGTCGATCACCGTCAGCGTCGGCTTGTACTCTTCGATCGCGTCGATGACGTGCCCTACAGTTGTCATCGTATCATCACCCCGGTACCGCTTGATCGCGATGATGTCACGCCCTTGGCGCACCGCGATGACCGTCGAGTCACCGCCTGACCTGGCTGGGTCGATGCCGATCACAATTGGCGCTGTCTCGTCTTTGTGCTTGGGTCGGGCAAACGCCTGATCGACCAGCGCGGGTCCGATGAACTGATCGTCGCCTGCGCTCGGGAATTCCCCGTACACCTCGACCTTGGCCTGTATCGAGTCTTCGCCGTACTCCGCGATGATCTGCTCGTAAATCTGCTTGTCGGTGTCCTCGACGTCGCGGGCGTCGATGTTCTCTGTCGACCAAAAGTCGCGCTTGGAGTTGAAGCACTCAAAGAAATAGCCTTGATTGCGGCGCGGATTGGAAAAGGCAAACCAGAACCTGTGCGGCGTGTTTTCTGTGAAGAAGCCGGCGGCCACCTGCCAGATTGAGTCTGGAATACCAGACGCCTCATCAAAGATCAAACACACGCCGTCTAGGTTGTGCAGACCGGCGTAAGCGTCCGGGTTTTCTTCCGACCACAGGCGCCCCTCGATGGACCAGAAGCGCGTGCCTTTCTTCAAGTCCCGCTCGACGATCTCCGCCAACCACTTAGCTGGCGCGACCTTGGTCGCGCTGATCTCGAACCAATGGCTGTTAATCATCATCGCCAGCCACTTGGTGATCTCTGACCAAGTGATTGACCGGAGCTGCGCCTCACTGTTAGCCGACACGATCGTCGTCGAGCCTATGCGTGTCGAGAGCATCCACAGCACAAGCCAACTGACTAACGCAGACTTACCAATCCCCCGGCCTGACGCGACCGCCAGCCGGAAGACGTTGTAGTCAACTTTGCCGCCGTTGTCTTTGATGTGTTGCGTGATTCTCCGCAACACCTGACGCTGCCACTTGCGCGGGCCTTTGTAGTTGGCTAGTGGCGTGCCGTGTTGCCCCCACGGGAACGCAAAGTTTACAAACGCTTCCGGGTCGTCTTTGATGCGCGGCTGCCAAAGCCGCGTCATCAAGAGCATTTCATCAGAGGCGTTGTAGATCGGCTGCTGCAAGTGTTGGCTCCAGTCGCTCTGTTACCTGCACGTCGATGACGCGCTGCTCTGCCTTCTCAAGCGCCGATATTACGCTGATCTGCTGCGCCACGTCGATCTGCACTTGTTGCTTGGCCACCCAGTCGTGTCTGTGACGAAGGATCTCTAGCGCCGCTTTGGTGTCGCCGGAAAGCGCGGCGTCCATCATCACAGCCGCAAGCGCCCCTTCTGCGTCAGCGCGTCCCTTTTGTTCTGCCATCTCGGCAATAGGGTCCATCTCGCACAGACGCCGATACTCGGTCGGCAGCATGCCAGCCTTCAACGCCAGCGAGTCACCTTTTAGACCCAACTTGGCAGCCTCGTAGATGCGCTGCAAGCGCGCCTCGGTCGCTTCTAGTTTGCGCGCGGTAAGCGGCAAGGATTGGAAGGTCATGGCGTAACAGATTGTGTGGTGCTTTTATTTTACTGCAATAAAAAATTTCTTGCGAGTCCTCCGTTTTTGACCGGACCTGTCGCTGGCCCTACCCGGGGGCTCTCACCCACGCGGCACCCAGCTCCCAGCCGACCGGCTCCATCTGCCTGATGTTACGTTATCACGTCACGGCCATGTGACGTTATCACGTCACGCCTGGCTACGTTATCACGTCACGCCAGTGGGTGTGCGGTCAATGGGTCAAATGGGTCATGCCCAGCAAGGTCGAAGGCTTGCGCCCAAATCGCATGCGAATCGGGTCAATGGGTCAAATGGGTCATGACCATTTGAACCGGTAAATGGTTCTGGAAAATGGGCAGAAAAGGCGCCGGGATAGGGGTTTATGGGTCAAATGGGTCAATGGGTCATCCCATTTTTTTTGACGCCACGTTTCTGCGCGCGCACCGTCTACGCGCCATATTTCTACTACTGTATATTTATACAGTATTTTAACCATTTCAACAGTATCAAACAAAACAATGACCCATAAGACCCATTCCCCCATGAAACCAGGCGCACGCCAATAACCCATGACCCTACCCAAATGGGATACCTATGCTTTTAAAAGGGTCATCTGCCCTAAGACTTGTCGCAAACGCTGATGGGTCATGCAAAAAGCGCTTGCAATGCTATAAATTATGTGGCAGAGTGTCGTTTATGCGATCGCCGATCGCACTAACCCTGGAGACACTGCCATGCAAACCGTTACCTTGAAAAACCATCCCGAAATTCTCCGCGTTATCCGCGCCGCCGATCCTACCTACCGCAAAACGAAGGCATTTATCTATACCCGCGAGAGTGTCACGCTACACGGCACGTATTGGGACGGCGGTTCGCGCTCTACCTATACGGCGGTAGAGCTGGCGACGGGGCGCAACAAGGGCGCACCGCAATACGCGCCGCCTCAATTCGGCGGGCCGCGCCAAGCGCCTGAAGTACAAATTCCGCCCGATGTTGTAATTGTCGAAACCGGTACGTTTTGCGGTAAGCCCGCGACGGCTACCGTGTATGTCAATCCCGCCAACATGGCGCGCCTGTTAACCGTTTAATCAACCCGCGCGCCTACGGGCGCGCATTCTCACTCTGGAGATACTGCAATGAAAATCACCATCGACCATTCCGTCATCAAATCCCTGCTAATCTGCGCAGCTAAACAAGACGTGCGTTATTACTTGAAGGGCGTATGCGTCGACGCGCGCGCGAACGGCGACGTCGTGCTAGTCACTACCGACGGCCATCGCCTGCTAGCCTATCCCGTCGCTACCGATGCAATCGAAGCGCTTACGGTCGGTCAATACATCATCCCTCGCGAGGCGCTCGAGGCGGTCAAACCATGCAAAGCCGGCCGGCGCGTGCTGCCGATCACAATTGAGATTGACACGGCAAAAGGGCTCGAAAACAATATCACGGGCGCGACGTCGGTTGTCACGTCACTGATCGACGGTAAGTTTCCCGATTGGCGGCGCGTGCTGCCCAAGACAGTATCAGGCGAACCGGCGCAATATCAGGCGGAATATCTTGGTGATTTTGGCCGCATTGCTGAGCTGCTTGGCACCAAGTATCCGCACATTCACCACAATGGCAGCTCAGCCGCGATCGTTGGCAATCTAGGCGCGGCGCTGGGCGTGCTCATGCCTATGCGCTCTGATGCTGAGTTTTCCGCCCTGCCCGCCTGGGCGCTCGCCTGATCAACCCCACGGGCGCGCAAGCGCCCGCCTCAACCCTTGGATACATTGCAATGGACAAACCCACTATCATCAACGCACTGCGCGCCTTTATCGCTCAGCGCCCTAATCTCGACCCGCGCAACTACGGCGACGGCCCCAGCTACCGCGCCGAGTATCGTTCCATCCTGCGCGACAAGCACGCCGCCGAGGCGCTCTTACGGGCGTGCGAATGGCGCGACGGGATCACTGCCGCGCATCTGATCGCCGCGACGCGGGCGGCATGGTCCGGCCGGTTGACCATTCGCGACGATGGCGCGATCGACTATTGCGTGGGCCAGTACTGGCCGACTGAGTACCGCCGCGCCGTTGCGGCGATC